AAGGAAAAACAAATGGGACGTCCTCTAAAAATCGCAAAGGCTCAAGCAGTCTTAACAATCACTGATACAGCAACAACAGGCAGTATCGTTACAATCTCAGGTGGAAATCTAACAACTAGTCCAACTGTTGGCATAGCATCTGGTATGTCATTTGTAGTCGCAGGTGCCATTAGTGGTTTAGTAACCAACACATTATATTATGTTGATACTATACTATCAAACACTACATTCAGTGTTTCAACGACACAACTAAGTGTTCAACCACGTGTAATGGCTTCATTGTCTAATTCAACTGGTGGCACTGTTAAAGCATCATTTGAAGTTGTTGATGCATATTTCAACAACCCAGAAGGTGGTGCAGGCTTTCCGTCAAACAACGCTAACACATATGGTGTAGTTGGTGGTAACACAGCTATCGTTGGATCACAAGTTCTACCACAAGTAGCTATTGGTATCTCTGGTACAGGTATCATCTATGGTGACACAGCTAATTTGAATGTCTACGGTGCCGGCACTGATTTTGCAAATACATTATCAGTTGGATCAGCAGTTCAAATTCTTCAACCAACTGGTATTCCAGGTCAGACAACACCAATTAATGTTGGTTTTGTTGATACAAATACAGGTTATATTACTGTTGCTGTTGCTAACACAAATGCTACAGGTAACGTTATTCGCACTTCAGGAAACGCACAAACATTGTTTGTGGGTGCACCAGTTGTGTTTGATACAACTACCGGCGGATTAATTGCAGGTTCAACATACTTTGTTGATGCTATTGCTAACGCATCTGCATTTACTGTTTCAACCTCACAATATGGTCCACAGAAAGCAGTTACTACCGGCACAACAGCGGCAAATGCTACTATTGACGTTACTGTGTTGGCTGCAAATTCTACTGCAAATTATGCAGGCACATCTTTTGTATATGCAAATGACGAAGCTGGTTTCATCTTACGTCAAAAAGGTAAGACAAAGTATCTAGTACAAGGTGGTACAACTGGTTTAATTGCACAATGCTATACAGCCAATGTTGCTAACACAGCATTGACACCAAATACAATGAATATATTGTCTACTGATGCAGCCTCTGCTACAGCATATGTTTCAAGTGTTAATGATTACAACACTGAAGTGTTCCCAACGCAAGTTGCAGCCGGTTCATTAAGTGTAGGTACAGTGTATACAATTTATAGTACTGGTACGACAAATTGGACATTATGTGGTTCAGCAAGTAATATGACAGGTGTTACATTTATTGCTACAGCTACAGGTACTGGTACAGGTACTGCTGTTGTTAATAGTGTTAATCCTGATGTTATCGCTACATTCAATACAGCATACGCCGCTAATACATATGAAGGTCAGCCTAACCCAATCGTAGTTATTGCTAGTGCTTAATCATGGTAACTGGTAGAACTATTAAAATGCCAAAGACTGAAACGGAAATCGCAGTTCTTCAAGTACAAGTACAAAACATCACAAATGATATCAGTGAAATCAAAGCTGATATCAAAGATGTTAATGTTTGTATGGCGAAGAATAACGAAGATACACACCAGCTTCTAAAAGAAATGAAAGAAGCTAGTGCTAACGCCCATAAGTCTATGTCTGACAAAGTTTCTGCACTTGAAAAATGGCGCTGGATGATGATGGGTGCTGGTGTTGTAATAGGATCACTGGGATTCGATACGATAGCAAAATTGCTAAAATAAAAAAAGAGACTTAGGTCTCTTTTTTTGTAAGTGCATTTAACTTAGATTGAACAATATCAAAATTAACAGTATTGAATAATCCCGGATGTAATGGTTTAGGATATTGTTTCTCACCTACCCATGCATAACCGCAATGTTCTTCATTTAATATAGGTGTAAATTCTTCTGACACTTTACAAAAAAATGTATGATAGGTAAATGTATTATTTACAAACTTTTGAATGGGCACAAGTTTAGCATGATTTGGAAAGTAATTTATTTCTTCCATACATTCACGTTGTAGTCCTTCAAGTAATGTTTCATCACTTTCTATCTTACCACCAGGTATTCCCCAGTTACCCGGGTTTCTATTATCATTTCTTAATAGATATAAGAAACGGTTAGTAGTACCGGAATAAAAAAAGACACCTGCAGAAATATTACTCATACTATGATTTATCACAGTATTAGATGACGATAGAATAATTACTTTTTATAGAATAATCACCTTAATGATAAATATATAAAAGGATCAATCATGCAATATTATAATGTACCATATACCTATTATCTAGAGTGGTCTACTGGAATGAAATATTATGGGGTTAGATACGCAAAAAACTGTCACCCATCCGATCTATTCGTAACATATTTTACATCCAGTGATTACGTTAACGCTTATGTTAAAGAAAATGGTGTACCTAGTATTATAGAAATAAGAAATACATTCACTAATGAAAATAGAATTAATGAAGCGTTGAACTGGGAAAAAAGAGTATTAGATAGACTTAATGCCGCTAAGCGCAATGATTACCTTAATAAGAAAAATAGTAAAGGTATTAATTATAGTGATCCTGCAGTGTCAATAAAAAGAAATGAAAATATGAAAAAAGCTATTAATCTTTCAGCCGCAAAAGAAAAAAGAAAAAATACAGATTTATTGTCAGAAACAAAAGAAAAACGTAGAATGGCTGCTCTAAAAAGAGAGGCCGATCCTGTTAAAAAACATAATAGGCTCATTAAAGCATTCAGTCAGGATGCAATAGATAAAAGAAAAAAATCACTTGCAATTACAAATCAACTTCCTGAAATAAAAGAAAAAAGAAGTAGAATAAGTATTGAAATAAACAGTAGGCCCAAAGTAATGAAAATTAACAAAGAAAAAAATTCAGGGTTGAACAATGCTAGGGCAATTAAAGAGACATTCACCTTTCGTAATAAGATTACCGGAGAAATAAAACAAGAAACCTGTTATGAAATGACATTATTTCTCAGGACATTGGGTATACAATATGCACAAGCATCTAATTTGGTTAGAAAGCAAACTAAATCATTAGCTGGATGGGAAGTTATATTAAATCACAATTGAATACGATCCCTGGTCGTACCAGCCTTCAAATGATTTCATCCATACGTTGTTGATATAATCAAATCTATATTGTAAGGCAGTAGTAAGGTTAGTTACATATTCAATGGTAGTAGCCAGTTGACTATCAAATGATACAAACCATTCACTTGATGTACCATCATATTCAATGATATCATTTGCATTGGCTACTAAATTTCCCCAAGCTATGGTAGTATTGTCTGGACTACCAATATCTTCTACAATAAGATATCTACGCCCGTTAATAGGACTAGGCAACCCTGCGTTTGGTCCTGTGACTGTTGGATTAATTACACTGTCTACAGGATCCAATGTGTTTTGTGGCAGGGTGTCGGCATCGATATCATATATTAATAATCTATCATCTAATGGATCAGGAACAATAGTACCTACGATATCAGTGGTCATAAATGGATTTTGTAACCATATTTGACTGATACCCGGACGTAATGTTCCATATACATTTAATAAACTACTCCAATATAAACTTGTGTCAGGTGGAGGAGGGTATTCTAAACTTTCATTGCTTGGATAAAATGCTTCATCAGCAGGTAATAGTTGAAGTCTATTACCTATCAACAATAGTTTGTATCCATATGGTGTAATCTTTTGTCGAGTACCCAATAACAAATCATCATCTTGTATATCTTGTAGTGCTTGACCTTTAAAGATACTGGCAATAACTTTTTCGATAACACCCATCTTTTTAAGTTTAGCGGCATTGCTTAACCAGATGGGCATATAAAATTTCCAACTTAATACATCAATAGGATTACCTGTACCCTGTGGTATACTGCGACTGGTAAATGTTATACCATCTTGATATACAACACTTAAACTTGTCCAATCAATGAAGTTATCAGTACTTTGTATTTCTAATGATGGATTAAACAATGTGCCTAATTGTTCAACTAATTCCAATTTCTGTTGATAATTAGTAGTCCATAAATCAACTGTTATTCTTAATGTATAAGGTACGGGCATTAATCTTTCAACTGTAAATGCTTGCCCCTGTACTTGCTCATAATTTTGTGTGTCATTATTGTATGCACGTTGACGAACTTGTATCTTATCAATGAACGTAGGGTCCTGTGTACGTTTTTGATCGTATTCTAATCCACTGATATAATAAGTCATCAGTGGTGCACTCGGCAAATTACTTGCACTGTTATTAGCTATGATAGTGCTAGCTTGTCTACTACTATCACCATACATAATAGGAACACGAACAAATATCTCATTACCTGCAGGATCTTTACCTTTGGTAACTTCCCAATTGGAAAAAATTTTCGCAAATTGAATTAAAAATCTGCGTACCTGATTATCATAGAAGAAAGCTGCCATATATATTCTTTAAGGTTGTGGTGGTATCGTGTCTGGTGCAATTGTAAGTATTGTACTCAATGCCTGTTTCTGTGTAGTAGTTGTGCCATCAGTTAATACTGTTACATTGCTATTATTTATGAAGCTAGATTGTTGTGACAAATCTCCTGTAGTCATACCGGTATCTGTTCTTACATTTTGTGAAATTCTTATCCACAATTGACCATCCCAACGATATAGTAATTGTGGCAAATAATCTATACGTAAGAAATAATCTCCTACTTGAGGATTTTGCGGGAAACTAATGCCAGCACCTGTTGGGAATCCATTTGGAGCTTCACCTGTACCATCTAAGTAACCTGTTGTATATCCAAAACTTCTTGGACTACTACGTGC